TACAATAAACAATAAAAGTATAGCAATACGTATAATAAATAAAGTTTATGTATATTTGTAACAACATAGGCAAAAACTATATAAGATTAACCGAATTTAACCCAACGATAAAACATAAACAATGTACAGTATAGCAGACAAAGAAACAATTAAAGAAACAATAGTTAATCAAGTGAGAAACGGCAAGAGCTTGAACGAACTTTGTACAACTAACAAACTACCAGATAGAGATACGCTTCATAGATGGCTCAACAAAGACAAAGAGTTTTACGACAATTACATCCGCGCGAAGGAGGAACACTTCATAAAGGAGGGTTATGAATTGATGGCAATAGCTGACAATGCGGGCGAAACCCGGGAAGAGATAAGTAAGGCGGCATTAAGAGTTGATACAAGGAAGTGGTTACTAAGTAAGTTACTGCCCAAAACATTCGGCAGCCAGAACCAAACGAACATACAAATAAATAATAACATTGATCCGGTACGAGGTATGTCTATTGTTGACGAGGAAGAGGATATTAAAGAGATAGATTGATATTTGTGCGGGTTTCCTTCGTTCGTTTGCCGTTTGTTGTTGGCTTGATATGGTTAATAGTTGGCGGAATTGGCACTTATGGCGATACTTTTGGCTGATATGTGGCTGAATACTGGCGGGTATGAAAAAATACAAAGCCAATGAGAGTCCGGGCTGAGTCTACTTCTTACACACGGTGAAGACAAACGCATATCAAAGTCCTTTGCGCGATACTTTTTGATTTAATGCGGTGATCTTTGCGGTTAATCGGTGCAGTCTTGAGGCGGGGAATGTTACACCCCTTGAAGGTCTTGTGAAAAAAATTATATGCCCCCCCATCGGCAAAATGGCATTGGGCGTTTAACCCCTCACAATAATTTTCAGATTTTTTGAAAGGTTTTGCTTGTTTGGTTGTTGTTGATTGCGTGATGTGGCTGATTTGGGATTGATTTAATGGTGGTTTGTTTGAACTGTCTACATTTTATCTACTCTTGGAATTAGCGTTGTTATAATGGCTGTGTTGGGATTTACTAACGTTGTTGGGTTGTTTTATGGTTAATGATGGTTAATACTCACATTGTATTATGATTTTGTGGTATTTTGATGTGTTTGTGGTTGGTTAAATTGGTAAAATCTCATTATGTTGTGATTTGCGAATTGCGAATTTATGTATTTGTATATTACCAATTGTGTTTAGATAAGACCTATTAAGTGGGTCTTATTGTTACGTATTTGGTAAATATATTTGTTTTGTAAGATTATTTGATTATCTTTGGTTTATCACAAAAGTAGTTTAAATTTATGACAGAATATGAACTAATAGTGCGTATATTTAAGATGTTCAGGTTATGAAATATAGGATTAGGTTTAAGTTATACGGAAAGGGGATGCAGACCGATATAGAAGCTGATAGTAAGTTTGATGCTATGAAAATACTTAGGAATAAGATAGAGATAGTGGATATCGTTTCGGTTGGTGGTGATGATTTTAATAATATTATGGATATATTTGGATTATGAAAGCAAGGTTAGAATTTGATTTAGACGATAAGGATGATAGGTTGGCGCATTTACGATGTGTAAAATCTTTGGATATGGCTATTGTTTTATTTGAGGTTACGCATAATTTAGGGAAACAATTAGAAGATGATGGTGAAACTGGTTATAATGCGGGTATTGAAGATACTATAAGTGCAATTATAGAGTTAATGGATAGTAGCGGAATATTAATAGATGATTTAATTGAATAAAAAGTTTGTTATATAGAAATATTTTGTATCTTTGAAAGATTAGTTTTGTTTTCATATTAAATTGGTTTTAAGTTTGCCCATAATTATTAATTTAGTTATGGGTTTTTTTAGTATCTTTGTTTTTAAATCAACAAAAGAATGGAGATTAAGTTTAATGTTAGGGGGAATAGGAAGCAATTAGAATGTGCTAAAGCTTGGATAAATGATGATATAAGTGAAATATTATACGGTGGCGGAAAGGCGGGTGGTAAAAGTTGGCTTGGCGTTTCTCTTATTTTTGGTGACGCTTTCCTATATCCAAATACACGTTATTTTATTGCACGTAAAACATTGGCAGATTTAGTAAAGTTTACATCAGGTACTGTTGGTAAGGTTTTTGCCGAGTGGGGGATTACTCAAAATATGTACCACTATGATGGAAAGAATAATGTTTGGAACTTACATAATGGCAGTAAGGTTTTCTTTTTAGATGCTAAATGGATTCCTTCTGACCCTACTTACGCAAGATTTGGGTCAATGGAAATGACGAGAGGTTGGATCGAAGAAGCGGGTGAGTTTGAGGATGAGCGTTGTGTTACTTCTTTAGCAAATAGTTTAGGTCGTTGGAGAAATAAGGAAACTGGATTAGAACCTAAACTACTACAAACTTGCAACCCTGCCAAAAACTATCTATACGAGGAATACTATTTACCATACAAAGCAAAAGAATTACCGCCACATAGAGCGTTTATACAAGCTTTAGTAGGTGATAATATAGCGTTAGGTCAAAATGTAATAGACGATATGATTAGGCGTATGGCAAAAGACCGTTCAGCATTACAAAGACTTGTGTACGGAAATTGGGAGTATGATGATAATGAATTGGCTATTTTTGACTACGAAAAGATTATTGGACTATTCACTAACGAGTATGTTCCAAAAACTGGAAATAAATACATAACAGCAGATATTGCTTATGAAGGAAGTGATAAATTTGTTATAGGAATTTGGAATGGGTTTGTTTTGGAAAAAATTATAGCTATTGATAAAATTAGCGAGGTTATGGTTTCAAATAAGATTCACGAATTAAGGCTTAAATACGGTGTTCCAATTAGTAATGTTATTTATGATGCCGATGGGTTAAAGACGTTTGTCATAAGTAGTGTTAAAAACGGAAACTTAAAAGGCGCAACGCCTTTCAATAATAACAGAAGGTCTTTTGGCAGAGAGAATTATGGTAATTTAAAGACCCAATGCTATTATAAATTGGCTGAAATGACTTTAAAAGGAGATATATTTGTGCAAGATTTGGAATTTAAGAAAGAAATTGTAAAGGAATTAGAGCAAATATGTAGAGAAGCAAATACAAATGATGGCAAAATACGACTAGAAAAGAAAAGTGACTTAAAGAAACGGTTATTAAGAAGCCCTGATTTTGCGGATATGATGATGATGCGAATGCTCACAGAAGTAAAAACTTTTAAAGATATTATTGTAAAATGGAATTAAATTACTTGGTTATTAAAAATTTATTTATATATTTACCTATAAATGTTTATTATGGATGAAATAGAAGAAGAATACGAAATCATTATCGAAAGTAGTGACCAAAACGATGATGATGGAAACTGTGTTTATAGCACATCTTCGCTTATTATTAACGGTGAGAAAGTACCGAGCAACGGTAACCACATACAGGCGATTTTAGATTATTTGGGTATTCCGGCTAACGTATATTTTAATTAAAAATAATAAATTATGAATGTAATTATAATATTAATATCTTTATTTGTTATTATAGTCTTTATGTCTATTTCAAGCATTAGAACATTACAAAGAAGAGATAAGGATTTAACATCGCTATATTTGATGATTTCACTTTTTATTCTTATGATTTTAAATATGTTAAATCTACACTTAATAATTAATATGGAACAAGAATTAGAAGATAAAATCTTAGAAAGGATAATATTAATAGATACTAATATTAAGAATAATACATTTAGCTTCAAAACTGATGGTAGTTTTAGGATTAAATTAGAATTGCTGAATGATGAGATTGGGCAACTTCAAGACAATATTTCAAATGAAATATATAATAGATAAATTCTATTATAAAAAATAAATAATAAATTTATATTATATATAAATAATTTTTTATATCTTTGTAATTAAAATAAAAATCTACGTGCCAAGAAACTTTATCCAAAGCAAACATAGCAGTAATGATTTAAACATTGCGGTAAGGCAACAAAATCAATTATCTTACTTTACAGAAAGTAAAGTACAGGATGATGTTCAGATATCTTATATTAAACAATGGGCTGAAAGAAATTATCAGGGAAATGATTATTTCTTAAATTTTGTTAAAAGCGTATTCAAAACTGAAAATTTCTTATTAATTTATAAATATTTAAGACACCCGTTACCTTCTGCGAGATTAGTAAATGATAAAATTAAAACTCCATTAGGTCGCGTTTTCTTTTCAGAAGATTCTTTTTTTAAGTATGAGATTAATGGAGAGTTGGTTAAAATCCCAAAATCATTAGATTCTAAAGAATTTAATAGCCAAATGTTTAATGCTTTACTTTTTAGACATAATGATATTTGTGTAATTGATTTAAAAGACATAAACTCACCATATAAATCAATAATATCTATCGAAAACGTAATTGCAATAGATTCTTATAATAGTGTTATAAAAAAGATTGCTTATTCTGCCGAAGTTAAAGTTGATGGAGAAAATAAAAAAGGCGTTTTATATATTGACGATTCAAGTTATCAGTTTTTTGAAAAAAGTGAGAATGGAGAATTATCAGAAAAGCCAACATTAAACGTTCCTCATGATTTAGGTAGATGTCCTGCTGATTATATTAGCTTAGAACCGTTTTCTTCCGAAAGCGATATTGTTAGAAAGTCTATTTTTTCCTATGTTAGAGAAGAGTTAGAAGAGTTTGTATTCTTAAAAACAATGCAAAAAATGGTAGAGCCAAATGGAGCTATACCAATTGTAACACAGTTAGATACTGGTGTTGTTAATGAAAATAAAGATGGTGTTGGGCAAGATGGCGAGCCTATGTCGTTAGAACAGCTTAAAAATCAATCACCAGAGGTTAAAGGTGGTGTTGATAGCCCCGATAGTAGTATGCAAACAGGAACTAGGGTAAAAGTTCCTATGGTTTTAAAAGAAGATGGTAGTGTCGATATGGACGTTGTTACTAACTACTTAAATTTCTTTTATATACCAACAGAGGCTTTAAATTATCTTAATGACAGGATAAAAGAAGTTAGGGCTAGTATTATTTCAAATGTTATTGGAGATTATTCAGAAGGAAGTACTCCAGAGGGTTCAAAAAGCGATTCAGAAATAAACAAAGTAACGATAGTATCAAGACAAGATAAGTTAAGAGATTTATCAATGCAATTAAGTAGAATTAGGACGAGAAGTGATTATAATTTCTTAGGGTTGCAATATGGCAAGGAAAACGTGTCAAACGAGGCTTTTTACGGTTCTGATTTTTTCTTAGACACACAAGAATCTATTTACAAAATGATTAAAACAGCTCCAAACCCAATAGAGGAAAAAAGCTTATTAATAAAATCAGCAAGAAATAGAAATAGATTTAATGAAGATAATTTTACAAGAGAGTATATACTTTATCATTTAATACCTTATGGAAACGTAGATAGTTTCAATTCTGCCGTAAATCAGAAGATGATAGGTGAAATAACATTCCAATATCAGACAAGATTCAACTATTGGATAACACTATTTGAAGCAAGATACGGAGATATTTTAACTTTTTGGACTAACAATGGGGGTACAGAATTTGAGAAAGTATTTTTAATAAATAGTTTAATATTAATAATAATTAGAGACAATTATGAAAAAAGTAATTTGGTTGAGGATTTACCGAGGACAGGAGATTCTTAAAAAAGAAGATGGAACAGTTAAAAATGAAAACAGCAAAGTTGCACTAACCTACAATACGCTAGAGTGGAGTTTGTACTTAAAAGCATTACCAGCAAATCCATTTTGTAAAGTGGAAGTAGAAAAAGCATTTGAATTTAAAGAAGGAAAGTATGTTGAGTGTGATATTGAAGATTCTATTAAAAAAGAGGTTGCGATAGCTCATAAAGGTGACCAAACGGTTAAATTAAGTGCTGACCAACAAAGAATAGCTGATTTAGAAGCTAGATTAGAGGCTTTTATGAAAAAGGACGAAAAACAAATTGAGAAAAAAGAATTACCGCCAAAAGAAGAGCCTATTCTTGGT